GGTCATGCAGAAGCAGATAATGAAACTTATCTTGCATATAGAGACGATAGTGATCTTGCACAAAGCACTTCAGCACAAAGATTAGGGATATTTATAGGTTCAGATAATGATCAATGTTGTAGTGGAGAATTACATTTATTTGACCCCTCTAACACCACATTTGTAAAAAATTTTATAGCAAGAACATCTAATACATACTATGTAGATTACCATCAAGATGAATTTATTGCTGGATACGCTAATGTCACAGCAGCTATAGACGGAGTGCAATTTTCAGTATCTGCAAACACAATTGAAAGTGGAACATTTAAAATGTATGGAGTTTCATAGTGTCAATTGTAACTTATAACAATAGAAGCATTGCAAATATCTCAGCTATACCTGGGGCAGCTAAAGCGTTAACACATATTAAAACTTTAACTGCAAGTAGTAGTTCTACATTATCTTTTGTAGATGGTAGTAGTGATGTAGTGTTAGATTCTACTTATCCTATTTATTTATTTAAATTTATTAATATACACCCAGCAACAAATAATGTTACTTTTGATTTTCAAGGTAGTACAAATACTGGAAGTGCGTATGGTGTAACCATGACCACAACAAGTTTTGAAGCATATCATTCTGAAGGTGGTGGTTCAGGTACTCTTGGATATTCTGCTGCGTCTGATTTAGCACAGTCGACAGGTTTTCAAGATTTAACTGGTGGAATAGGTAATGGAAATGATGAATCTGGAAGTGGGCAGATATTTTTATTTAACCCATCATCAACCACGTTTGTAAAACATTTTATTTCAACTGGGCAATTTTATTATTCAGATGACTATACAATTCAAAGATTTAATGCTGGATATTTTAATACGACATCTGCAATTGATGCAATTCAATTTAAAATGTCTAGCGGTAACATAGATGCTGGTACTATAAAACTCTACGGAATAAAGGATTCATAATGAGCATAGTTACACTTAATGATAGAGCAGTTAGATCGGTTACAACTTTTGGATCTTTAAATACTGGATCTATGGTGTTTATTAAAAAGTTGACTGCTAGTTCTAGTAGCACACTGTCTTTTGTAGATGGTTCTAGTGATGTTGTTTTAGATTCTACTTACAAAGAATACATATTTATGTTTAGAGATATTCATCCATCTGGAGATGGTGCTCATTTTTCTTTTAACTTTAGTGTAGATGGTGGCTCTAATTATAATGTTACAAAAACTAGTTCAATGTTTTATGCAAGACATGATGAAGCTGACAGTGCTACAGCGTTAAATTATAATACTTCAGGAGATATAGCTCAAGGTACAGGTATTCAAACTTTTGCTAGAAGTTTGGGTAATGACAATGACTCAAGTGCTGGAGGCTACTTACATTTATTTAATCCATCGTCAACTACGTTTGTAAAACATTATATGGGAACTGTAAATTATTTAGAAGCAAATGATTATACCTACAATACTTTTGTTGCTGGGTATGGTAATACTACAAGTGCTATAGATGCAGTTCAGTTTAAAATGGATAGTGGTAACATAGACGCTGGAGATATTTGCCTATACGGAATTAATTAAGGAGAAAAACACAATGCCAAGATATCATAATATAAACGGTAACAGAGTACAGTTTACAGCTGAAGAAGAAGCAGCTAGAGATGCTGAAGAACAAGCGTGGGCAGACGCAGCCCCTGCTAGAGCTTTAGCTAATCTTAGAGCTAAAAGAAATAGACTTCTTGCTGAGACTGATTACTTGGCTTTATCTGATAATACTTTATCAGACGACATGAAGACATACAGACAAGAATTAAGAGATTTACCTGCAGGTAAAGATACTGTAGAGAAATGTGAAAACGCTACGTGGCCAACTAAACCATAATGGCTAAAAAGTTTAAGGCATACGTTGAAAGACCAAAGCCTAAGAAACGACCACGAGTACACAAAAAATCAAAAAACAAAGATGAAAAACGTAGATACAAAAAATATAATAGACAGGGGAGATAATGGCAACACCAGATGATATATCCTTACAGAAAGGTACATTAACACCTGCTCAAACAGAGCAGACAGGTAGTGCTAAAGCTGTAAGTTTAATTGATAGTTTAATAACACAACCTAGTTTACCCACGGGTACAACTATATCACCACAATTACAAAATGTTGGGCCACAAGAATTACTAGGAACTGCAGGTGTATCTGGTTCGCTTGGTTTTACACCTCCTACTACAGTGGCTGCTCCAACTATTGCTGCACCTACAGCAATAACTGGAACACAGGTTACTGCACCTACAGCTGCAACTGCTGCACAAATGACAGCTGCACAGGTTGCTGCACAAACACCTACAATGACAGCTGCACAAGGAACAGTATCTGCTCCTATGACTGCTGCACAAGGTGCTATTACATCAGAAGCTACTGTAAAAGGTCAACTAGAAAGTTTACAAAATGAAGTATCAACAGCATTAGCATCTGGTAATCCTTTACCAGTATGGGCTAGAGGTGCTGCAAAAGCTACTGAAGCTGCAATGGCTAATAGAGGACTAAGTGCTAGTTCAATGGCAGCTGAAGCATTAGCTGAAGGTATTATGAATTCTGCTGTACCAATAGCTGCTGCAGATGCTGCTACATATAAGCAGATGATATTTCAAAATCTGTCTAATAATCAACAAGCTGCTGTTACAAATGCAAGAGCATATCTACAAATGGATATGGCTAATTTATCTAATAGACAGCAAACTAATTTACAAAATATAAATGCAAGACAAACTTTCTTGTTATCTGATCAAGCTGCTGCAAATGCTGCATATCAATTTAATGCTACAAGTCAAAATCAAGTAAATCAATTTTATAGTAAACTAGCTACAACAGTTGCAGATCAAAATGCTGCAAGACTAGACGCTATGAAAAAATTTGCAGAGGCAGAAAAAAGTAAAATTAATGCATTAAATGCACAAAATACTATTGCTGTTAATGAAGCTAATGCTAAGAGAGAGGCAACAGTAGAACAATTTAATGCAACATTAGCAAATCAAAGACAACAATTTAATGTAACAAATCAAAGAACAATTGATCAATCAAACGTTGTATGGAGAAGAGCTGTTAATACTGCTAATACATCTGCAGTAAATGCTGCTAACCAAGTTAATGCACAAAACTTATTAAACCTCTCTAACTGGGGTTTATCTCAGCTATGGCAGCAATGGAGAGATGAAGCATCTTGGGTAAATACTTCTTCAGAGAACGCACAAAATAGAAATCATAATTTAGCTGTAGCAGCTTTAGAAAGATCTGCTACAATGGAATTACAAGATGCAGCATCTAAGGATGCAATGTATCAAATGATTGGTAAGTTTGGTTTTGATTTATTAACCGACTCATAGGAGAATAAATGGATATAGGTAAATGGATTAAGGGTGCTGTAATAGATGCATCTGGATATGTAGGTAATTTAGTAGGTGGGCCAGTAGGTGAAAAAGTAGGTAGAAAAATAACAACAGAACTTTTGACAAAAGAAGAAGGTGATGATTCTGGATTTCAACCTATTAACACTGCTGTGTCTCCAGTAAGATTTAGTAGTAATTTTCCTTATTCTAGACCTCCTCGTTCTAGAGCAAGTGTAGACTATGCAAAAGCAGTTAACGCACAAACATTAAATGCATTTTGGGAAACTAGATTTGATAGATATTATACACAAGCATATAAAATTAAAAGAATAGAAAGAACATAACATGATAGATCAATACAAAGAAAACGAAGATAATCCATTTGATGCACCAGTTCCTGGTCAAAGTTTAACAGATGATCCTGGTAATTATCCTTGGGAACATCCACCACAATATACAGACCCTATAGAGGCAACTGAGTTTGTATGGGATAGATTACATAGACCAGCTTTTACAGAACAAGTATTAGCTATGCTAGATGCAGGTGTACCTGTAGAAGCATTAGGTAGAATAATTTTATTTAATGGTTTTATGGAAGGTAAATGGAATCCAGATTTAGCTTTTTTAATTGCAGCACCAGTAATGAAAATGATTGCAACTATGGGTATAGCAGCAGGTGTTAAAAAATTTAACATGTCAATGTCTGATATAACTAATAATGAAAATATACAATCTATTGTTAGAACTAAAGTAAATGCTGAAGAAGCTGAGAGAGCTGCATCGGGTGTAAAAGAAGATATTAAAAAAGTAGAAAAGAAAGGTTTAATGGCAAAACCTGAACAAGAGGAGGCTGAGTAATGGGTATACTAGATAGATTAGCAAAAGGTGCTGAAAGTATTGTAGAGGGTGCTGCAGATGTTGCAGGATCAAGAGCAGTAACAGGTATAACTACAGGGCTTTTATCTGCAAAGATAAAAAACTCAGAAGCTAATGATGCACTTAAAGCTAACGTATTAGCAAGAGTTGGTGATACTCTTTTATCTGAAACTATACCTAATGCTATTGAAGCTGAAAAAAATAGAAAAACTAATTATAAACTTTTAGAATCAAAATATAATACAAATTTTGCAAATGTTGCAGATGCATCTCAATTTACTTTAAATGATGATACTATGAAACAATTAGAAGAATTATTAAAAGAAAATAAATTAGATGAAGAAGCATTAAAGAATGCTAAATTTGAAACAGATTTTAATACAAGATATCAAACTAGAACGCAAACTTTTGAAGAAAAATATAATCCTATATTAAAAAAATTAGGTATAGATAATATAGGTGCGTTAGGATATAACACAGTTGAGTCTTTAGTTGGTAATAAACAACCTATGCAAATGAAAACTGAAGATATGGCTAAAGGACCAGTGCCATCTGATGCATTCTCTAGCATGCAAGTTAGAGATTATTTAGATCCACTAGTATCTACTACAGATTTAGGAACACCTAATCAAGTAGACCAAGCTATAGCAGGTTATAGAGGATTTAATCAAGGCATTATAAGAGATGCTAGTGGGCAATTTGCTGGTATAGAATTATTTGGTGAAAAAGCAAATGAAAGAAATGCATTTAAAGCAGTAATGACAAGGATAGCATCTAATTATAAAATAAAAGGAACTGAAAAAGCTGATTTAACAGCTACAGCATTAGCTGCAAATAAAGTTTTATTTGATCAAACTCAAGGATATATAGGAGATCAAGTTTTAGATGGATATAAAGCTGCTACATTTAAAGAAAAAATACAAGGTAAAAATTTTGATATTAATAGATATAACGCTACTCAATTTAGTGAGTCTTTTAATGCAGCTAACCCAACAGATAATGATAAAATAGATACATTAGTAAGTTATATGTTTGATGATTTACAAACTAGATCAGAAAGAATACATTTTGCACAAAGTTTTGCAGCAAACATCAAAGATTCTGCTGGGAATAGTTATAGAAATTTATTATTAATAGCATTAGATCCAACTTTAATACCTGCTAAATAACATGTATAATAATTCATATGGAGATTCTATAGTAAATATAGATTCTTATAAAAATAATACTAACACAATGTTAGCATCTAAAGACAGAGCATTAAGAAATATAGAAAAATATAGAAAAAAAAATGTTATTAATACTGATGAAATAGTTAAAAATGATAATATAAATAATATAATACCCATACAAAAAAATGAAGATGGATCTTTAAAATATACATTTGATAATATATATGATAATAAACAGCTTGCAGCTGTAGCAAAATCATATTATACTAACAGAGATGGAGAGGGTTTTGAAGATGGTGTTGATGGCGATATAAAAGCTATTAATAAATTTATATCAGATAGAACTTGGAATCAAGCTAACACTTATAATATGGCTAAAGAATATTTTTATGTCAAAGGTTTAGATATAACGGAAGATCAAAAAGCTAGACTATCTTATCTAACTAGATACTGGAGTGAATTACCTAATTTTTACGAAGAAGGTGGTAGAGGTGCAAAAGGATTTTTTCAAAATCTAGGTATAGGTATAATAGACCCATTAAATTTTCTTGGAATAGGTGTTGGTGGTATTGTTACAAAAGGAGTATTAAAAAAAGCAGGCGGTGAAGTAATTAAAAATGAAGTTAAAAAAGGTGTAAAAAAGAAAGTTTTAAAAAAAGGAGTATTAGATAGTCCAGAAAAATTACAAGAAATATCTAAAAAAGTTAGAAGAGAGGCATTACTAAAAAGTGCTAGTTCAGTTGCTGCAATAGATGGTGTGGGTCTAGGTACTATTGATATTGCTAATCAAACAGTAGAAAAAGAAATAGATTTAAGACAAACTTATGACCCTATAAGAACTGGCACAGTTGCTTTAACAGGGGCAGGTATAGGATTGTTTGTTGGTGGTGGTGGTAGTTATGTAGTTAGTAAAGCTAAAGATTTACTTTTAAAAAAAAATAATACACTGCCTACAAAAAAATTAAGAGATGCTTCTAAAAAAGATCCAGATAACTCTAACCAATCCGAAGGTGTTAATAGCCCTATAGGTGTAATTAAAAAAGTTATTGGTAATAAACTAAGTGCAGTTAGAACTAATTTAGCAGATCAATGGGATTTTATAAAAGTATTACAAAAAGAAATAGATCCTGAATCTGCAACAGATGTTATTGATTTAAAAAAATTATATAAATCAAAAAATTTTAAAGTAGACCCTATATTAGAACCTTACTTTCAACTAAGACTTTTAACAGCATCTAGCACTAGAGCACATGGTTTTGTAATGGATGGTGTATATTTACCACCTGATCAATTAGCAAAAGCAGCTAGTTACATAAAAGGTAAAAGTGAAGGTTTGCATACTACATTAAAACCATTTGATGATAAAAATGAAGTTAATCAATTTTTAAATTATATAGCTGCTAAACGTCAAAACTTTATAGGAAAAAGAAGACCTAAATTAGACAAAACTTTACCCACAGAAAAATCTTTAAGACAACAATATATAGATTATGTAGAGCTAGATTCTTCTGCTTTTAAAAAAAAATATGGTTTTGATTCTAATAGAAAAATTTCAAGAACATCTTACAATGCTGCATTTAAAAAATATAAACAGTTTACTGATGAATTATTAGAGTATCAAGTGCAGTCTGGGCTATTAGCTAGAAAAGATGCAAATAAAATACTAAGAGAAAATCCTTTTTTTATACCTTTAACTAGAGATAAAACAGCAACATCAGGTGTAATATCTACAGTAAAAGAACAAACAAGAAAATTATTAGGATTAAGTAGACCAGGTGCTGTTAAAATAGCACAACAAAAACAAGAAGGTGATATAAATTTATATCAAAATTTAATTACATATACTTATCAAACTGTTTTAGCTAGTGATAGAAATAGGGCAAAAATTGCATTTTATAATATGTTAGATAAAGGAGATAAGTTAGGTAAAATTGATAAGAATGCTATAGCTAGAAAAGTTGGTAAAAATGAATTTGCTGAAATTACAAATGTAGCTGTAAAAAATGTAAAGAGAGCATATAGTAAAGCAGGTGCTAAGTTTGATCCAGAAAAAGATGTAGTAACTAAAGTTGGTGCAAAAAGAAAAGATCAGTTAAGTAACTTAGATAGTCTTGATGTATTAACTTTTTCAAATACATTTAAACCTACAGAAGGATCTAAAGAAATTGCTGATATAGTCTACAGAAATGGTAAAGCTGAAATTTATGAAATAATGGATTCTAATTTAGCTGAAGTATTTAAAGGTATAGGTGAAGCTAAAACATATAAAGTATTAGCAATGTTTGGTGAAAATGGATGGGCTTCTAAATATGCAAGATTTGCATCACAAGCTATAACTTATTCACCTCCATTTGTTGCATTTAATATTATTAGAGATACACTAGCAGGAACTATAAACTCAGCTTTTGGTATAGGTAGTAGATCCCTTGATAGAGCTACTTTAGCAAAACAAAAATTAAAAGGAACTAGTGGTTTAAAAATTTTAGACAAAAAAATAATACCTCCATTTGATCCAGAAAAATCTACTGGTGCTAGAAAAGCTGTAGAAACAGCCTTACAAAAACAAAATATACCTTTTGTAGGTTACATACCAGGATTTACTAGTGTTAAAGGTTATATAAATGCTTTTAGACAAACACAAATGTACAAAGAAGGATTACTTAATGGTATGGGATATTCTTCTAGATCTGAAACAGAGGCGTTAACACCTAGAACTCTTAAAAAAATGGTAGAAAAAGGTGCTAGTCTTGGTGTAGCATCTAACGTAACTAAATTTTATACAAATCAATTAGGAAGATTTATAGGTAAGCCTATAGGATATGGTTGGAGGCAATATAAAAAATTAGTGCAATCAGCTGAGTATGCAACTCGTATGGGTGAATATCAATTAGCAAAAGCTGCAGGATTTAGTGATATAGGTGCTGCATTTGCTGGTAGAGAGGTTGCTACAGATTTTGGTATGCGTGGATCTAATGTTTTATTAAATGCATTAAGTAGAAATACAATGTTTTTAAATGCTAGTATACAGGGATTATATAGAACAGGTAGAGTATTTTTTGAACAGCCAGGAAAAGCAGCTGCACTAGTATCAACAACTATAGTAGCACCAGAAATAGCATTGTACCATATAAATTCTCAACATCCAGAATATGCAAAAATAGATAGCAGAATTAAACAATTAAATTATTTGTTTCCAAATTATGTAATAAATAAACAGGGTAAAAAAGTACTAGATTCTGAAGTGCCATTTAATGCAATGCCAAAACCATATGATTTAGGTATATTTGCTAACATTGCAGTTGGTATACTAGATGGTCTTTATAAAGGAAGTGATGGTGTTACAAAAAAATATGTTGCAGAATCATTTAGTCAAATAATGCCTGGTGTGCCTCTACCTACTGTAGTTAGACCTTTTATAGAAATGATGTTTAATACTAATTTATATTCTGGTTCACCTATATTAGGTCTATATGAAAGGCAAAGATTAGATCAATTACAATTAAGACCTAGCACTAGAAAAATTGCCATACAGTTGTCACATTATAGTGCTAATACAAGATCATTTTTAGAAAGAAAAAAAGAAGGAACTGTAAAAAATCCTATATTTACACCTATAGAAATGGATTATATAATTGGTTCTTACTTTACTGGTCTACTACAATATCCATTTGATATTTTAGAACAAGGTGATTTTTCAGAAACGCCTAATATAAAAGGTGGGGGTATAATGAGAACAGTTCAAAAATTTGCAACTGGTAGAGTTAAAGGTGTAGATGATACTGTTGAACGGCCAGCTAAAAGAGAAGATGAGGCAGATTTTTCTAGTTTTAAAAATGCTTTAAGTATAATTACAAGAAGATTTAAAGTAGCTGCACCTATAAAAAATTCTCAATATCACAAAGAATGGAGTTCATTAATAAATAAAGCTAAAAAATTAAAACAAATAGATTATTCGCAGATGGATTTAAAAAAATCTCATGAAACAAGATTAATAGGTATTTTTGGTAATATTAAAGAAGCTGATGCAAAAGGTGAGCCAATAATAACACCAGAAGTTCAAGCGTTTGGTAGTGTATCTGATATACTAAAAACAGTAGAATCAAAATTAAGAGTTTCTAGAGAACAAAGAAATATGATTGCAACTTCTTCACTTGACCCCGATATTAAAAAAGCACAAATAGATTTTTTAATACTTGCAGAAAATGAAACATTAAAGCTAACAATAGAAACATTAGCACTTATGGAAATAGAATATTTATTTGATGATGCATATAATCATCTTGGTAAAATAGAAGGATTTTTATTTAATAGTATTTTTGGACCAGGAGAAGAGTCTGTAAAACCAAACCCCCTAGAAAAATAATGGCTAAGCAACCTAAGACAACCAGTGAGCACCTTATATCCATTTATGGGTATATAACAGGGTTAAAAAGGGAGATCACTATAATAAAAAATAACCACCTCAAACACATGCACGATGATATAGATAAACTACATAGTAAAATAGATAAGATATTATATGTTTTAATAGGTGGTTTAGGTGCAACAATATTAACAATACTGGGACTATTTTTATAATGGACAAAAGAGAAATAACTGATACAATAGTAATACATTGCACACAAACTCCAGCAGATATGGATGTTGATGTGGCAAAAGTAACTAAATGGCACAAAGAACGTGGTTTTGACACAATTGGATACCACTATTTAATTAAAAGAGATGGCACATTACAAGTCGGAAGAGATGAAGATGTTGTAGGTGCACATGCAGTAGCAGTAAATGGCACATCTATAGGTGTGGCACTAGCTGGTGGTGGAACATCTAGTATGGGTTGGGAGAATAATTTTTCACCTATACAATTTGAAACACTAAAAAGCATATTAATAAAACTAAAAGATAAATATAATATACAAAAAATTATAGGACATTCTGAGGTAGATAGTTCTAAGGAGTGTCCATCATTTGATGTACAAGGATGGTTAGAAAAAAATGGTTTGGTTTAGTGCACTTAAATTAGGATTGAATGCGGCAACGCATATATATAAAAAGAAACAAGAAACTAAAATGGCAATGGCTGATGCACAACATATGCATGCTGCTAAGATGGCTCGTGGAGAAAGCGAGTATCAAGGTAAATTATTAGAGGCAAGACAGTCGGACTGGAAAGACGAGTTCGTATTGGTCGTATTAACGCTGCCGATATTAGTGATTGCTTACGGGGTCTTTAGCGAGGATCCTGCTGCTTCTGAA